ATTCTTTACCAACGTATTCGTGCATTGTTCAGCGGTGTTGTATCTAAAGTATCGAATGATGATATGGTAAAACGAGGCGTATCTTCAAAACCAGTTATTCGTATGATTGAGATTAAAGAGCCACGAGGTATTGAGTTAGCAGATAACTATTTAGAAGCTTACAAGATGGGTATCGTTAATAATGAGTATAGAAATAGATTCGCCGTTAAAGTCGGAGCTTCCTTCTATAAACAGAAAAAAGCCGGGGTGCTTATTTCCGTTAACCACATTGACCACGGGGAACAGTTAAAAGAACTGATTGAAGCGGAAGGTCATGAATGCGTATTCCTTAAAGGTGAGTTATCATCCGAGGAGCGCCAAGAAGTATTACGACGATTCGGTAGTGGTGAAGTTCCATTTATGATTGGTACAACACTTATCGATGAAGGTTTGGATTTAAACAGTATCGGTTGCTTAATCCTCGCTGGTGCTGGTAAAAGTTTACGTCAAGTATTACAACGTATTGGTCGTGGATTACGTTTAAATGGTATCGATGGTAACCAGACATTAGTACTGGACTTCATTGACCGCACCCATGAAATACTATTGAACCATAGTAAAGAACGTATGAAAATATACAAGGACGAGAACTTTGATATGAAACTACTTGGGAAATAAGTCCGAGGTAAATTTTAAGGGTTAGTCTATTGACTAGCTCTTTTTTTACTAGTATAATAACCCTTGTACTAATAGTAAAGGAGTTGTAATTAATGGCAAGAGAGGCAATCATTTTAATAGCAGAAGAGGAGACGTACAAGAACCTTGTAACTTTCTCCGATATCGAAGACATGAACGAGACGGTTCGTACATATAAGGATGTAATTAAAAAAGAGGTTAAGCGAAAGGATGTACAAAAAAATCTTCTAAGATTACTAGATTTATTAAAGCGACATAGCTGTAAGCACTTAGGAGTTAGCTTCCTTAGTAAAAACAGTTTAGCGGACAAGCTGGAATTGAGCTATAAAACAATCCAGCGATTGATGATTCGATTAACTGATTTTGGGTTCATCAAGGAGTACGCAATGAAGCGTCGCTCGAACATGTACCAGACTTCCAACGCTGTGATTATCCAGCCCGTTAAAACGGATTCGTCCAACAAGGAAGAGCCAAAACAGGTAGAAAAAAGTCCGAGTAAAACAACTAATAAAAACCTTAAAACAAATAATATTAATACATATAAAGAACGTACAGTTATACATAATAATACTAATACTGTTAATAACATTAAGAACGCAGAATTTGTAGCACACTGGGTACCAGCACGTTTCACTGAATTATCAAATTCATATTTTTCTAAAGCAAAAGAAGTAGAAGAGCTGTGGAAAGTAGTTCGCCAGAATAATAGACCCGTAAACGGAGAAAAACTATTTACTAAAGCGCAAGAACTAGAAATCGGGTTAACTGCTTTGAAACAATATGTGATGAAATACAAGAACGGTGTGAAAATCAAGAAGTCTATGTTTGCTTACTTTAACGGTATTGTAGATAAGTTGATGACTAAGTTCTACTTCGATGCAGACTTTATGACAGTAAATTGATTAAATTCTGAAAATATGTTATACTAGAAGTATACACCCTAAGAGCGTGTTTACTAAAACTTATGCAAAGGAGAAGTGGAGTATGACAACAGTATCGGAATTAACGTCGAAAGGAGTCTTTATTGACTATTCGCTAGTTAATATCAACACCAAACTATTAGACGTTTTAACAAATTTGATTAACAAAGCTAAAAACACTGTTGATAACGTGGTTACGTTTAAAAAAACACATTTAGCTAAAGAGCTAGGTAAGGATGTAAAAACTGTATCTAGCCATCTTAAAGAATTACAAACTAGCGGAGTTTTCGAAGTTGGCGGAGAACGCGGAAGAGGTAAAGGTTGCGTTGTGCGCTTTAACGAGCTTCTTGTGAAATTCGATACTTCTGAAAAGGCGCTTATTAACTCCGACGACGTTAATACTCTCGATGCGGATATTAAAGATATCGTGAAAAAGGTATATCCTAAAAAGCCGAAGAAAGAGAAACCGAACAAGCGAAATCGTAGAACGAAACAACAAATGCTAGAGGACAAACTATTACGTAGCGAAAAGCAACAACGTGTAGATGACCTTAATGCAGAACTAGCAGAGACTATATTCCCTTCATGGGACTGGTTCCAAAAAACAGATGCTCCAGTACATAACTACAAAGCATACTTAGTGTCACGGATTTATAACCGTTACGCTTATTTATTCGCTAAGAGTACAAACTACTTTTACGATAAATCAGAGGAGAAAGTAGGATACAAAGTACCGGAAGTATTACCGGACTTCGATGTACTCGAAAAAGAATTTATGGGGACAATTAACTGGGAGCATTTTGTCAAATTCGTAGACTTCTGTGAAGAGAATGAAATCAACCCGGCTGTATATTTAACAGCTCAATTCAACCGTTCCACTTATGCCGCAACAATTAAATCCAATGTAAAAAGCGCTAAACCATTCCCTAATGCATTAATGAGTGAGGGAAGTTATGAAGTGTACAAGCGTGAAGAGAGTTTCCAAAAGTCTAAGCACATCATGAAACTGCAAGGTGCCGCACTTAAAAAGGACTTCGCAGATGACCCAATTATTATGTCTCTTGACGACGCTTACAAAACAGCAGACAAAGGTAATGGTATCCTTAGTCATTCCCAAGCATACCGCGAATTATTCCGTACAGCAGAAAGTGATGATACTACATTCGCTTTAGTGGACTTCTACGACTACACGATGGAGAACATGAAGAAACAGGGTGTATCAAAACAATCACAAACAGTTATTAAGAAGTTCATTACGACACAAGCTGTTATGAAACTATACGGTAAATCAGGATTACCAGAGAATGTTATTCTTGGCTCCGAGATGGTACGTATTGCATTAGCAAGTATCCCGCAGCCAACTATTAGCAACCACGAAGTACATATGAAATCAGCTTCATTCTTAGGAGAACTGTTATTACCTAATGCAACAAAGCAAGAACAATACAACTATGGTGGGCGTACATTCCTACGTTTAACTGATACGATTGACCACCGATTTACTTTACGTTTAATTGAACAGCGTAAAGGCTTACATGTTTCATTGAAAGAATTACAGGATGCGTTTAAAGAATATGGACGACACAACATCCCGTTAAATGATTACTCATTCCTAGATGTAGAACAGATTGAGAAAGTATTCCAATCAGCAAATGAAGTAGCGGACTACGATTTAGAAAAGTTCACAGTAAAGAGTGAGTACAACATGATTCAAGGTGCTTATCATAAGACTACAGAACTGGATGACATCATTGCATCAGAGCTGTAATCTTCTTGACTTTTAGCACAATATTTGATAGAATAGTAATATTCTAAAAAACAAGAGGGGGAATTTATGTAATATGGAAAAACCGATTATGAAAGAAATACTCCGCAAGGCAATTGAATCTCCGGTATTCTCTAAGGAGGTTCTACCAGTAGTACCGATGTCAATCTTTGAAAACGTGGAAATCTATAAAGAGATTACACAGATTGTACGACGATACTACCAGTCAAATTCTAGTGTCATCACAGAGGGTGCATTAGTAACATTACTAGAAGCGAAACTTGATAGACTTAAGAAAAGTGCAGATGAACAACAGCAGTACTTCAATAAAGTTAGTGAGCTATACCAGATTCGAGACAGCCACGATGATAACTTGATTGATGAAGAAATTGAAAAATACATAAAGAAACAAATGAGATTAGAATTACTTAAGAAAGCTGCATTAAAAATTAATGATGAAGCGTTCCAAGATACATTGGAAGATGAGTTTCGTAAAATTATGTTACTGGATATTTCTGGTCGTAATGATGAGATTATCAACGTAATCGATGACGTGGAATATAAACGACTAGCGCTATCATCTTTAGATGGTAATACCGTACCAACCGGATTTAAATCTATTGACCTACTGAATAGTGGTGGACTAGCTAAAGGTGAGTTAGGTCTTATTGCGGCTATGTCTGGTACAGGTAAAACATTAATGATGACCAACTTAGCAACGAACTATGTTAAGCAAGGTTACAACGTATTATTCATTGCCCTAGAGGAATTAAAGAACCGAATGGTTTTAAAACTAGAGCAGTCAATGTTACGACAAACCCGAGGGGACATCTTAGATGGCTCTACACTTAACATGGAGAAATTCGAGAAGAGACAAGCCCTGTATAAGAATAACCGCGCACGATTCGGTAACTTATTCTTAGCTCGTTACTCTCCTCGTAAAGTTACACCAGCTAAGATTGAGCAATTAATCTCTGATTTACTAATTCGTCAAGGGGTTAAGATTGATGTAGTTATTGTCGATTACCCGGAACTATTACGTAATCCACATGCTACAGGTAATGAAGCGGATGATGGCGGTAAGCTATTTGAAGAGATGCGCCGTATTGGACAAGACTTCGACGTAGTAATGTGGACAGCTTCCCAGTTAAACCGTACAGCCTACAATGCATTAATCAGAACATCAGAACATATGGAAGGTTCGCTCCGTAAAAAGAATGCTGCTGAACTTGTTCTAGTAGTCAACCAGACACCGGAAGAGTACAATGCTGGATTCCTGCGGCTATACGCGGATAAGGTACGTAACCCGCCAGAAGGTGCATATGATAAGATGCTAGGATTTAAGGTTATCGGTAATCAGCAAGTAGTGAGAGAGTACATACAAAATTCAAGTGAAGAGAAAGAACATAGAGCTATCTTGGAAGC